CCCCACTGGATAGTGAAACCATTAGCGAATTTAACAAATCCCGCATTAGCATCGAGTTTAGATGCTACGATAGCGCCTTGCCCTAACAAGTTTTTAATTGTAACAAGTGTACTTGCAGGGGAGTCGTTCCAGTTCGCACTCCCGAGAATCGCCTTAATTTGGTCTGTGATATTGGTGTGCGCACTTGTATCACGATTATGGGAATCTAGCGCCCCTCTTGTTAGATATGCCGCATCAATCTTCTTAACAGTTACGTTCGTAGAATTACCGATTACTACATCTAAAGAAAATACTTTAGAATTAATCGGTGTCTCCTTAGACGGAATATAGGATGCGTAGTTACCGCCGTTACTATATGCGATTAGTCTAGCCGCAGAATCAGATTCGCCCTCAAGGTTAGCATACACGCCTAACTCCCTAGCGAAGAATCCACTAGTTACCGTGCTATTGCTAACGGCAAACTCAATTCTAAATTGGCCATCGCCTACGAATTCACCGCCCGAAGTGAACGGGCACTCTAATTTTGGGGCTAGTACAGATGTCATAGTATCGATATTTTGATTATCAAGCTGACCGTCACCAGTAACTAGCTTAATGTATTGCAACTTCTTGCCGGTTGCTTGCGATCTTGCGATTAACTCACGGCCGTAATTGGTTAATCGTGTATTTGGATAAATAGAAGCCATGTGTTCTCCTTATACTTTAATTGTTTCTAATACGTCGAAGCTCATGCCTATGTTAATGTCAGAGCCTACTTTGAAATCAAGCTTGTCTAATGCCGCTCCGACATGGAAGGACTCGTATACATCAGATATAGCGCCTACATATATTTCGCCGTTAAGGTTTGTAGTACTTTTTGTCTTGATGATTAAGTTCTTAGGTATTAACGGCTCAACATAATCAATGATATTGTCGAGCTGTGTTTCAAATCCATCGACTACATCTAGCCAGTACTCGTATCTATCAGATACAACAGAGTGCTTTACTACATGATTGCCAAACTTGAAGTTAAGCATTTCTTGTACTTTTGGCATAGTAAAAGGACGCTGCCCGATTAATACTGATAGTATTTCACTTCTGCGTTCTTCTGTGTCTGTCAAATCCGGAGGATTGATGCCTAATATTTGTTCCCATGCTTCAAGTCCGTAATCTGCGGCGGTATAGATGTATTCCTCTTTAAAGATATCTAGCATGATATCCCATAGCAGTTGCAGTTCTGCAGATTCTACTCGATAGATTTCTTGGATATCCCGAGAATCTCGAGTTAACGGAACGGCGAATTGTGAGATATCAATATCTCTCTTAAAAATACCGAAATCTGTAATCATACTGTCACCAAAGTAATCGTCCCTAATACTGGGATTTGATTATCCTTTAATTCAAGCTTTGAAACAGAAGCACCGTTTATAGTAATCCTACCGACGTCAAGAACATTAGGAAGCTCAACCATTAAAGCCGTTACAAGACTAGTCCGAAGAATAAGATGTTCCTTCTCGTCTTGATTACACCATTCCTTAGCACGTAGAATCAATCGTTGCTTGATAGCGTTCTCTGCGAGTGTTTGAATTTCGTTAATGTTGTGTCCGCTCATCATAGTCACTTCAATTCGGTAGTTGATCGTTACCGGGTCAGCCTTTTCGATTGTTACGGTGTGACCGATAGGAGCGAGCCCGTACCCTTTACCTTTAGGTGCAGGGTCTATCACGTTCTCTACTTCCTTAATCAGTTCATCTGCTGCCGGCTTGTAGTCACTATTTAAAACGACTAACTTAACTGTACCGCCACCATTCCAACAGCGGTATACTTTAACACCGCCAACGCCAGGGATAGCTAATACCTTTTCCTTGTAATCAGCACCATTGCCACCATAAGCTTTCGATTTTAAAGCATCAAAATATCGTTTTCTAAACACTTCTGTGTCTTCTTCATCTTCACCTGGCGTGATATTTTTCAATATCTTAGCGGAGGTAAGGCCATTAATACCTTGAATTGGCGTGATATCCCCGGTAGTCGCATTAGGAGTGCGCCCATACTGTTCGCATTTGAGCTTGTACTTATGTTCTGTTTCGTCGATTACCTCTGTTACAACAAAGTTATATTCGTTGTAATTAAATCGAGAACCAATCGGTACCTCCATATTGAACTGAGCTTCAAATTCGCCTTGCGTTGCTGGTTCCGGGTAAATATTAAACTCCGCAGCACGGAGTATTAGGAAATCCCGGTCTGCAGTTGTTGCAAACGCTTGTTTCAGAATCACATCGGCTAGGATGTAGAGTTCTGCAAACTCAACGCTTGCCGGAGCTGTAGCATCGTATATAACACTACCTTCGCGCCGATCGAATTCATCTTTAACTCTATCGAGCATTCGTTTTTCAATTCGATTGGCCGTCATATGCTCATACAATACCTTTCACCCCTTTCTTGATTTTTTGTAGCGTACCATAGATGGTATCTACATCAAACTCAACCATGACGTCACCACCTTCGTGGTTAAAATCAAAGTTGTATACTTTAGTTATTCTATCGTCATTCAGTAAAGCCTCTTCTATGCGTCGCTGTAACTCAGCGTACACATACGGAATTGGCTGACCGAATAAGTCCTGTAGTTCGATGCCGTAATTCCAACTGTAGATAATATATTGGTATCGCTCCGTATTGATGATTTTATAAATCGCTTGCTCCATAGCTCGCAACTTATCCGCATATCCTCTAATTTGGCTATCCGTTCTAAAATCAACGTCATACGTATGCGAAGGTTCAATATAATTCACTGTATCAGGAATAAGGGCATCGTTACTTTGTTTTGGTAATAGTAAATTATCTGCCATTACTTAGTCGTGCACCCCCTGTTCGGGTTATACCAACGGTCTAAGGCTATATAACGCTGTCCGCCCGTTTCCTTCAGCATAATGACCTTATCGCCCATCACTAATTGGTTATGAACGAGATACTTCTTACGGCCTACGTAGTCATGGTTATGGCTAGCAAATTCAGCCATACCGCCACCACCTGCTCTGTTTTCTGTAACATGATCAACGCTCATCTCCACAGTCCATTCACAGGTGTTTTTGGTAAGAATAATATTCTCTTCAGGTACGGTTAACTTAGGGTCAATCTTAATAGCAAGCGGTGATACACTGACAACTTCGCCGACGATTACTTCCATAGGTTCGCCGTTTAATATTACGGTGCTCGCTATTTCTTTAATCGTATTAACGATTTTCATGTACTCGCTATCCATTATTTAGCCCCCATTCGAATAATCTTAGATGGTGCTTCGTCATTGTGCCAAGCATAATTTGCGTTGCCATATTTCATAGCATAACCTCGGCTTGAAGAGTTACCGAAGCACCCGCCTGCGCCATCGGCAATAACAACGTGCTCATCATCACCATAGATCAACAAGTCGCCTTTATTAGCGTATCCGTTGAATTGTTCCGTTGTATAACCTTTAGCCTCGAGATTTTGACGAAGTGTATCAACTCTTGAAGTGCCTTTGTCATATTCTGCTTTTAAATCAGAATTGTACCAAGACCCGGTAGCACATACTGTGTCCGCGCACCCCTGTTTACCATATTGGGATACTCGGCCATCGTTAGAACTGAAAGCTGTATCGACTTGGCCGGCTGTACCGCCTGCACCAGTAGCGACTGTGGAGTTTTTGGTCTTTTTAGCAGCTTCGATTTTCTTAACTGCTTCTGCATCTTCGTCTTTTGCAACTTCATAGGCTGCATCATTATCAACGTATCGTAAATCTAAATCCATTCCGTGAAATCCTGTTTTAAATGTATGAGTAACAGATGTTACCATCATGTAATTATTAACAATCATATCGCCAAAGTTTCGGTTAATGTAAACCAACGAGCCACCACGCACACGCACATCGCCAATGACATTTTTTAACTTAATCTCACGGCTCTTCTTGTTTTTGTGCGCCATGATTGCCTTGGCTTGCGCTACTGCGTTGATGTCCTTCTCTTTAGGAATGAGCAGATACTGTAATCTGCCCCATTTCTCGATGTTCTTATCGTCCTTAGCTATGAATGTGTTCTCCAACTTACTTGACGCCCCGTTTGGAACTGTGCGGACGATTTTTACATAGTTGTATGTTTCTTTGTCTATGGAAGTCGTGTATTGCACATCTTCCATACACTCATCATCAATGTAAATATCTGTTTTCATAGTCTCAAACGATGCTAGCCGTAACTCGCCCGCATCATCGTACAAATGATAGAACGCATGATTAGGCGTGTATATAGCCGTTTTATCGAGTAGTTGGCATATCATTTCTTGCAGTGACTTATCTTTGAATATGGTTTGAGGTTTCTCCGGAGTTTTCCATACGGTATCGTCCATATAACCACATTTCAATCCAAAGTCATCGGCCACCATTTTAATGAACTCAGTCGCAGTCATAGCTCCGATGACATAGCAGTCTTTGTTCTTGAGATAGCGTATCTGATCATAGCAAGTTACTGATATAGAATTCTTACCGTCACGCTGTTTCTCAAAGACATACCCAAAGAACACCGCTCCTCCGTTTAAGGTGAACTTGACAGTATCACCTTCTTCAAAATTGAGGTTAGGGTATTTAGGCACTTTGAATGTCATCTTACTTGGAACGCAGTCAACTGCTCTCGTAATTTGTACGCCGTCTTCGGGTTCTATGAGCCATAAATCACCAGTGCTTTTGTTTCTGATGGTTAGCTCATAGTGTAGTTGCGTAGGCATGGGTAACGGAATGATAGTGCCTTTGATTTGAGATTTTTCGACTGTTTTCTTTTCATCTATAGCCATTCGTTATTACCCTCTCGTTTAAGCTGGACAACTTGGCCAACTCCCAAGATAGCGGGAACAGCGATTTTGTTAAGTGCTGCGATTTGGAATAGGTTATCCGTATTGCCTAGTTGCTTCTTAACGATTTGCTGTAAAGTCTGCCCTTTGGATACTTTAGCAGTTGATGCGGCCACCTTGCCGTCTGTAGGCCTGTCAGACTTAACGCTACCTTTTGCAGTACCGTCCTTATCAGTTTTTACTTCGATGCGTTTGGCACCCCAAGGTTTCCACTGCTTCAAAGTAACACTAGCATACGAGTCAAAGCCATTGTCCGCATCTTCTTCAATGACGTAGTTTTCAAGCGTACATTTCATGTTAGTCATGGCTAACATCTGTCCGCCTGGTTTCATTCGAACTACGATAAATTGGAAGATCGTCTTTGTGGTCTTAAGCTTTTCGAGTTCATCGATGTAGTACTTAGCTTTCTTAGACTTAAAGAGCAAGGACTCATTAAATGGATAATCAGAGTTAGGCAACAAGAATTTAAAAGCAATGTCAGTAAGCCCTGCAGGCTTAATAACGTTAACTTCGCCTTTCCCCAATAGTTCCATTGTTTCGTTCTTGCCATTGATAGTAGTGACTAATTCTTTAGGGGGAATCGGTATCTGCATCGTCCCCATATAGAAGTAATACATTTAGATTCCCTCCCTTTGAATTGCAAATGCGTCTTTCAAGCCTTTAGAGATTTGACTTGTAAAGCCGTCTAAGTCAGTACCGTTGTTGATTTCCACATCGTTATTCATTTGAATGTGAATTACATTGGCATCTTGCCATTTCTTCAACGACTTATCGATAGCGCTTTCACGGAGTGCCTTGATTTCCTCATTTGTCATGTCGATAGACTTGGCAATCTTGCCTGTGTTCTTGGCAGTCTTGCCTGTATTTTTCTTAGTCTTATCGGCCGCATCATGATCAGCACCTGGAGTAATTTTGCTAGCGTCGAACTCTTGAGGAGTTTTAACACCAGGCATGCTAGGCATCAAATCACCAAGGCTAAGGTTAGCCCCAATGTTATAGCCTTCGCCGAAAGCTCCTGTAACGCTAGAATAATCCATCTTGCCCATGACAGTAGTTTCACCGCCGGCAATCTCAAATCGTTCTATTACGCCAGTAGACCCGCCTACCTTATCGATATTTACGCCTGGGATTTTATTAATCGCATCGATAATATCGTTAATTCTAACTTTCACGAATTGCCAAATACCATTCCATATATCGATAAACAAGTTAGCGACTGCATGTAATGGGTCTTTAAATACGTTGGCCAAGAAATTAACAAATGCTGCGATAATGTTCCATCCCAATGCGAACACATTGAAAATAGCGGAACCGAACGCCCAAAAAGCACCAACTACGATTCCTAGTACGCTAATATTCGCATCACAGAAATAGTTAATAGCTTCTACAGCTAAGTAGATTACGACTATAACTGCAACAATCAAGCCGATTACCCATGTTAACGGACACGCATATAATGCGGCGTTCAATCCTTCTTGAGCTACAATCATTGCTAACAGAGCAGCAGTTTCAGCCCAATCGGCTACGGCCTTAATCGCCATAGCACCTGCAGCGAGAATCGTTCTTCCGGCTGCTATACCGGCCTGGATTGCATAAAACGCCATTACACCACCCAGTATTATCATTGCTGTATACATGATAGACGAGTGTTGTCTAACAAAGTTTGATAACGTGTTAAACGCCCATACTGCGGTATTAATCGTTTCACCGATAACACCTACGAGCCAATAGAATACCGGTGCTACCGTTTGGATAGCTCCCGTTACGTTATCCACTAACTCACGGACGCCCTCACTATTAGCAAGGTCAGATATTCGCTGGAATACAGGCTCAAACGCCCGAATAGCTTTATTCTTAATCGACTGCATATGATCACCCCAGGTTTTAGGGAGTGATTCAAACTGCTTTTCAATCTCAGGCAAGTTATTCATAATAGCGTTTTTAATTACTTCAGCAGTAATCTTACCTTCCGATGCTAGCTTCTTAAGTTCGCCACGGGATACGCCCATAGATTTAGCAATAATGTTTTCAATCATAGGCGCGTTTTCAGCAATAGACCTGAATTCGTCACCTTGTAATTGACCGGATGCCAAACCTTGCGTTAACTGAAGCATGGCGTTCTTTTGTGCTTCTTTCGATGCACCGCCAATAGCGAATACCTTTTGGATACCTTCCATGAATTCTACGGCTTTTCTTGGGTCAGGGAACGCGTCATGTGCGGATTGAGATACCTGGATTACAGCATCCGCCATTTCCAAATACCCGCCTCTTGCACGCTGTGCGGATTCAAATATCTGCTTATTTAGGTAAATAGCGTTTTCCTGGCTACCGGCTACCAATTTAAGGCGAGCTTGCACCTGCGCCCATTCAGTAGCAGTATCTTGAATCGATTCAATAGCGCCTTTTATAGCACCAATCCCATTCATTACTGTGTTAGCCAACAGATTACCGGCGAAGCTGTTCATGATACCACCCATGCTAGCTTTTAGCGTATCACTAGCACTCGATACGCCGTCCATCTTATTATGTAGCGTGTTCATGGATTGATAGGCTTTAGTTGTTGCGTTTGCGGCTGCGTTCATAGCATTAGGAATATTAGTTGATAGGCTTATATAGTTAGAAAGTGTAGCCATTCATTACCCCCTTTTTGCCTTATTCATTTCATCTTGCTCATCTTTAGCATGTTGCTGAATAAAGGCAATTACTACAGCCTTTTCATTCATGTCCATATCCGCAAAAACAGAAGGTCGCATATGGTATTTAACAAATGCCAAATATGCGAACATCGTTTCTGTTTCATTGGATTCTAGGAGTTTTTTACTTCTTTTACCTTATCTTCCATGCCGACATCATAGCCTTGGGCTTCTGTTACTGCTGCCAAAAGGTCAGCGTATTCACCTGGTGTGAGCATTGCTTTTACAAGCTCAACCGGTTCAGTAACTCCCCAGCTATCTTGAAGTTCCGCATCATAAAGATTAGGATAAGTGATTGCCTTAGATAGCACATCTTCGTTGTATGCAGTCGCATCGAAGCGTTCTTCAGATTGACGAGTGATGCGGTCAGTAATGCGTTTAGTGTATTTCTTACGCATCTTTTCTGTTTCGTCAGTAGCTAATGTTTTAATCTTCCACGCTACAGGCTCGCCATTCACTTTGATTCGTTTAGATGCTGCGTATTCAGTCTCATTGACTACATCAACGTTTTGTTTAAGGAATGCGCTTAAATTTTCAGCCATTGTAAAAACCTCCTAAAAAAAGGGAGCAAGCACTAGGCTTGCATCCCGTCTAATTCATTAAAGTGTTGAACATATTTAACACCTTCATAAGTGAAGTTGTGTTCTTGTTCGATGTATTTGCCTTCAGCGTCGAATTCGGCTGCTGTCAATTCGTCAAGGTTCACACCTTTTAGAATTACAGAACGGCGACCAGCTTTAGAAGTTGGATCGTTGTTAACCACTTGCATATCAAAGTATGTATCCACACCGGTTTTCAAGTATTTTTCAACCATCTTATCGAATAAAGCCGTGTTGTGGTAAATTGTTAAGCTACCGCTGTATTCTACGGAGGTAGACTTATTGCCTGCACCGATACGGCCCAAGATTGCCACTTTTTCTTTGTTCTTTTTAATTTTTGCGCTAAGTTTCTTAGCTTGAAACAGTAAGTATCGGTTACCGTTCTCTACGATATAGCAAGACGCTAATTTAGAAGAAACAACGTCAGCTGCATCCATCGTTTTCAATGCATCTAAAATTTCATTTTCCATGCGTTATCCTCCTAGGCTACTACAACAGTCATGTACAATTTTTCCATAGCCACAGTTGGCTGTAATTGTACGTTAACCAATACATCTTCCTTATTATCGCCTTGCGTAGGTACTGGGATATCCTTATCATCGAAGTTTTGGATAGCACGTACTTTTTGGTATTGCTCAGCAAGATATACAAGGTCACCCCATAAGGATTCACGACCAGCTTGGTCATTAGGGGATTTATCAAGATGTGTTTTATTGAACAATCTTGCGCCGTCAACTGCCCAGTTATCCAATACACGAATGACTTGGTTAAGAGAGAAGTCGCGGTTTTTAGCTTTACTGAATTCAGTAAATGTGTTGATGTCTTTCAATACACGAACGTCACCTTGAATATTACCGCCAACGGAGTCCGTAACATTGTGGAACATGAACATACCGTCTTTGATAGCTTGTTCGAGTTCGAACTGTTTGTACTTAACGTTTACAGTGTATTCGCCATCGTAGATCATATTGCCTACAGTAGCGTTGATGTTACAAGATGCTTCTTGACCTAATGTCCAGTACACCAAAGAGCCTTTTTCAGCGCCTTCATCGGTTACGTCATTAAGGATAGAGATAACACCTTCATAGTTGACTTTAGTCTTACCATGAATTACTAATTGGAATTTAGCGCCACTTTGTTCACGACAACGCTTAGTAAATGCAATAAGCAAGTTCTTAATTGTGTCGTCCGCACCAGCGTAACCTAAAGTATTGAAGTAGTAAGGCTCAAGCATATCGATGCCGTCTTGGTAGTTTTTAACAGTAATTGTAGTTCCGTTAGTACCACCGGATAATGCAGAGTAAGCAGTAGTAGTTAATGCACCAGTTTTAGTGAATACGATGTAATCGTTATCTTGTAATTCAGTTGCATCTTTCAAGTTCTTTTGAGTGTCTACTATTTTACGAACATCGCCAGTAGTAAGGTAAGTAGTTACGATAAATTTACCTGTGTTGTCCGGATCGGCTTGAACAGATACACCCAAATCGTTACCACGAATACCTTTATACTTAGCTTTGCCGATTGTGCTTGTAGCTTGCGCACCATCAGAGTTTAAGCGGTAGAAGTAACCAGTTTTCAAACCACGGAACAAATCACGTAAGCCCTTCATTTTGTCATGACCGTAGTCATAACCAAAGTATTTTTGACAATCCTTTTGGAACGTGTCGTTATCTACACGGAACACTTCACCACTTGGGCCCCAATCAAAGGAGAGCAGCATCGCACCAAAGCCGCGGTCAGATACTTCTGCATATGCTCGGTCTTTGGATACGAAGTTAATATAAGTACCTGGCAATACTTTATTGTGGAATAAGAATGTGCCACCACCTAATGCCATATTTCACTAACCTTTCACAGGCGTTGTTAATGCCTGATTTAAAATTCTATCAATATCGCTTTCCGTATACATTTCATCTTCGTTAAGAAGGCAAGTGAGTAAATCACGATACCGTCTGTATTTGTCAGATGCAATGATAGCGTAAGCATCAAATTGTTGTTCAGTCGTTACTTCGACTGTTTCTTTTTCATCTGCCATCTTTTACCCTTTCCGTTAATTCCATGTGCTTCATCCGCTCGACAGGTTTGGCCACTCTACGAAGTATGTTTTCATACGTAACGAAGAAGTGCAGCACACCGTCTGAAATCTTATATTTCATGCCGGTGCCCATAATTGTACGTTCCCTAACTTGTACAAATTCGAGTAACAGATACAGCACGCTAGGAATATCAATGAGTTTTCGCGTATCAGTAACCACATCAAGATTATTGGCGTAATACATGATGTCTAAATCCAAAGAAGTATTGTAAAGATCACCGACATGTCTGCCCATACTAGGCTCAATCACCTTGATGTATGCGCACGGGAATGTCATATTGTTTTCTTTGAATTCTAGGTATATAGGCACGTTAAGTGCCGTATGTACGGCTTTAGATACAGCTGTTAATACATCAGAATCCACCATGCTTTTCAATCCATTTCTTTAATGTAATTTCCATAATACGTTTAGCATTTTTACTGAGTGCCTTTTCAGCTTTCTCGTGCATGTACGCGCCATCTACCCAAGGCTTTTTCAGTCTCCCACCTTGCATTACACCGCCTTTAGATTGGCCTATCCACGGAAGAAATCTCCCAACTTCTTGCCGATGCCCATCATTTAGGAACGAGGCGTAAGAGGATGTGTTAAACACCTCAACCCGTCCGGTTTTTTCGTTCAGTTGATATCTACCAACACTCCACGATTGGCGAGTATGCTCGCTGTCAAAGTACTTTGTTTGTACTTGGCCATTTTGCATGAATTTAACCGATCGTTTTCCTACTGGTGTATTCAATTTTGCTTCACGCACATACACGCTGGCCATTTCCTTCACAACTTGCTTGTTGAAATTCTGAAGGCTACCTGACTGACTCAGTTTGACCAGGCTTCGATTAAATTCAGCAAAATCTTCCATGTTAAATTCAACACCCATGTCAATGCACCTCTAAATTTTCGAGTTGCACCTCTTGATGTGTGTCATATCGTGCAGAAATCGAAGCACTACGAAAAAGTTGCTTCGTATTTCGCCCTATAAGCTCGATTCGAGCTCCATTAGGTATGATTACCTCCGGAGCGGTGAAAAGTACCGTGGTAGTACTAAATTTTGCAATCTCAGCGTTTTGACCTGTAGAGAGAGTTTTATAGCTAATTCTACAAGCAAAAGGACCCTCTCTACTGGCAGTTTTACTCATAATTCCAGTATCGGGGTCCATTGAATCCACTTCGGAGATAACATAACACGTACAATCGTATAATCGTTCTAACTGCTTTCTAGCAGCATCTACCATCTTAGCCGTCGGAAGCATGCTAGGTCACCCCTTCCATATCCACTCAAAGCGGTGGCCAATTCTTGGAGACGGGATGCCTTGTCGGTCCCTTTAAATTGAACTTCAGTATCGCCCATTTTAATGGAACTAGCCATTTCTCCGTCGGCTTCAATCAATTTGTTTTTGTTTGTGGTGATATAGCTGCCAATTACACGATATACGAGAACGTACTGTAATTCGCTAGGTAATTCCTTCTGATTGATATCATTGAGGATATGTTGTGTTTCCGCATCAATCATATACTCAATGATATTTATATCAGAAATTGCATCATACCCGAGCCACGATTCAAGAATTTGTAAAACTGTCTCTTTCGTGGTCATATCATTCACCTACTATTTTTTGAATGTAGCTTTTACAACTTTGGATTGGT